ACCCAGCCTCGGTTCCCTCTCCTCGGTTCCCTCGTGCCTTGCGCGTGCTCTCTCTCTTCTGTATCCTTAAAAGAAAAAATGCCTACTATTCAGTCTCAATGGTGGTGTTTCACTGTTTTCTTTCTCTCTGCGACTGCCCCTGACTTAGTGCCTCTCTTCGAGAACACTCACGTGAGTTACGCCTGTTGGCAGGAAGAGGAGTCTCCCACGACCCGACGTCGCCATTTGCAGGGGTATCTCCAATTGAAGGGGAAAAGAAGTTTTGCTCAGGTGAAGTCTCTCTTTGGTGACCTGAACCCCCATTTGGAGAAACAGCGAGCTCGTAAGACCGATGAGGCTCGCGATTACTGTATGAAGGAAGAAACTAGGGTTTCCGGTCCCTTTGAATTTGGGGATTATTGTCCTAGTGGTTCACATAGACGCCGGCAAAGGGAAAGTGTAATTCGAAGTCCGGTGAGAATGGCCGAGGAGAATCCCTCTGTTTTCCGACGAGTGAAGGCAAAGATTGCAGAGGAAGATTTCCAGAAGACCGCGTCTGAGATTCAAATTTCAAATTTGAAATCTTGGCAATTGCGCTTGAAGACGCTCCTCGACAGGGACCCAGATGACCGCACTATCTTCTGGGTTTATGGACCAGTTGGTGGGGAAGGAAAATCCACCTTTGCCCGTGACCTGTATAGAAGTGGGTCCTGGTTCTATACACGTGGTGGCTCTGCAGATAATGTTAGCTACCAGTACATAGGATGCTTAGGAAATAATATTGTATTTGATATCCCTCGTGATAAGAAGGATTATCTACAATATAGTTTAATTGAAATGTTTAAGGATAGGTTAATAGTTAGTAATAAGTACGAGCCTCTTATGGCTCCTTTAATTAAATGTATTCATGTTGTAGTTATGTCTAATTTTCTTCCAGACTTTGAGAAGATTAGTAGTGATAGGGTTCATGTAATCCCATGTATCCCCTGTGGTGCATGTTTGAAGCATCATATTGGTGAAATAAAATGTGAGGAATACATTGACTAAATATGTTTTGCCTTTTAGTACATCTATTATATTTATCTCGGCCCGCAGGGCAACAAATAAATAATTTTGCTTCTTGAAAACAAGAAGGAATGATATGAAAGAAGAAATAAACTATGTTGTATATGTTTTGCCTTTTAGTACATCTATTATATTTATCTCGGCCCGCAGGGCAACAAATAAATAATTTTGCTTCTTGAAAACAAGAAGGAATGATATGAAAGAAGAAATAAACTATGTTGTGGACCTAGGATATAAATAACACGTCACCGAGGCTGGTGTAGTATT